GGCCGCGCTGTCGCGTCGGCAGATCGAGATCTCGAAGGAGATCGAGGCGTTGCGTCGACAGCAGGCGGAGGAGGCTTCGGATGCCGCCAACGTCGCCGACGAAGAGTTCGACGTCGAAGCCATCTAGGGATTCGCGGAAGCTCAGCGAGGTTGCACGGCATGTGGTGATCCCCTCGGGGATTGTGACGACGGGTTGGCCGGCGGTCGAGGCGCGGATCCGTGAGTTCGGTGACGAGTTCGACGAGTGGCAGGTCGGCGCCTCGAAGGTCATCCTCGGGAAGCGTGCGAACGGCGACTACGCCGCCACGATCGGCGGGATAACGCTGAGCATCCCCCGCCAGGTCGCGAAGACGTACATGGTCGGTCGGATCGTATTCGCGCTGTGCACCCTGTTCCCGAACCTGACGGTGCTGTGGACTGCGCATCGGACGCGCACGACGTCGAAGACCTTCGGCTCGCTCCGCGGGTTCGCTGGCCGCAAGAGTGTGAAGCCGTTCGTGAGCTCGATCCGTGCGACGAACGGTGAGCAGGAGATCCACTTCCACAACGGGTCCGTGATCATGTTCGGGGCACGTGAGGGTGGCTTCGGCCGCGGGTTCGAGGAAGTCGACGTCGAGGTGTTCGACGAGGCGCAGATCCTCACCGAGAAAGCGCTCGAGGACATGGTCGCCGCGACGAACCAGTCACGCCACGTGCACGGTGCGTTGCTGTTCTTCATGGGCACCCCGCCGCGGCCTATCGACCCGTCAGAAGCGTTCTCACAGCGCCGCACAGAGGCCCTTGCTGGTGAGTCCGAGGATCAGGTGTACATCGAGTGCTCCGCTGATCCTGACGCGTCTCCTGACGACCGTGAGCAGTGGGCTATCGCGAACCCGTCCTTCCCTCATCGCACACCGTTGCGTTCCATGCTTCGTCTCCGGAAGAACCTTCCCTCGGACGAGTCGTGGCTGCGTGAAGCGCTCGGCATCTGGGACGCCGCCGGTACCCCTGAGGTCATCGACAGCGAGTCGTGGGGATTCGCCGCCGACCTCATGTCCATGCCAGTCCAGCGCCTCACGCTCGCGATCGACGTCGCCCCCGACCGGTCCGTCGCATCCGTGTGCCTTGCTGGGCAGCGGGCCGATGGGCTGTGGCATGTCGAGCTCGACAACACCCGCAAGGGAACCGACTGGATCGGGCCCTGGATCGCGGACGCCGCGAAGAAGAACAAGCTGCACGCCGTCGTCGCCGACGAGATGTCGGGTTTGCTCGAGGAGCGCCGCGGCCGGTACTACATCGCGGGCTCGGATGTCGAAGTGACGCGCGCCGCCGCTGAGGGGCGAGACATGGCTGTCGCTTGCGCGAAGTTCTACGACGGGGTCGTGGACGGCACCGTGAAGCACACCGATCAGCCGCAACTCAACGTCGCACTGTCGGTCGCCCGGAAGCGCCCGCTGTACGGCGGGTGGGCGTGGAACCGGAAGAGCTCCACGTCCGACATCACCCCCGTGGTGGCAGTGACTCTCGCCCTCTGGGGCGCCCAGAAAGACAACGTGAAGCGCCCGACGCGGAGCGAAGAGCCTAGGAGGGTGTTCGGACTATGACGGAAGCCCTCCATGTCCCCGGCCTCATCGAGGACGAGAATGTCACGCTCAACGTGCTCATCAAGAAGCTCGACGAGCACACCCCCCGGAACGAGCTCCGCACGTCGTACTACGACGGCAAGCGTGCCGTGAAGAAGATCGGTACCGTCATCCCTCCGCAGTACGCGAACATGGGGATCGCTCTCGGCTGGGCCGCGAAGGGCGTCGATGGTCTCGCCCGGCGCTGCGTGCTCGACAAGATGATCTGGGCCGACGGAGACCTGAACTCTCTCGGCATCCGGGAGCTGGTGGACGGGAACTTCCTCATGGAAGAGGTGGCGCAGGCGCGCACCGACTCGCTCCTCCACGGCACGTCTTTCCTCATCACGACGCGGGGCGACGAGTCCCTGGGTGAGCCGCGGGCACTCGTGCACGCGAAGGACGCGCTGAACGCGACGGGAGAATGGAACCCGCGGAAGCGTCGGCTGGACAACCTGCTGTCCGTCACGTCTCGCAAGGACGGGAAGATCACCGGGTTCGTGCTGTACCTCGACGGGCTCACGATCAACGCGGACCTCGTCGACGGCGAGTGGCAGGTGTCGAAGTCCGAGCACCCCTGGCATGTTCCGGTGGATCCGCTGGTGTATCGTCCGCGGACGTCGAAGCGCATGGGTCGCTCACGCATCACACGTGCGGTCATGTCGCACCAGGACGCTGCGTTGCGCGCGCTGGTGCGTCTCGAGGCGCACATGGACATCTACGCGATCCCGAAGCTGATCCTCCTCGGAGCGGACGCCTCGATCTTCGCGAACCCGGACGGGTCCATGAAGCCGGACTGGCGTATCGCGCTCGGGCGTGCGTTCGGCATCCCTGACAACAAGGATTCCGACCAGGCGAACCAGAGGGCTGACGTCAAGCAGTTCGAGGCGTCGTCGCCGGAACCGCATCTCGCGCACCTGAACGCGTTGGCGAAGCTGATGGCCCGTGAAACGGACCTGTCGGACGCGGACTTCGCGCTCACGGACATGGCGAACCCGACGTCGGCTGACTCGTACTCGGAGGCTCGCGACAGCCTGCTCTCGGAAGCCGAGGACGCTACCGATGGGTGGTCTGTTCCGATCCGACGCACCGTCAACCGTGCCCTCGCGATCCAGAACAACCTGGGTGAGGTGCCTGCAGAGTGGGCATCGATCGACACGAAATGGCGCAACCCTGTGCACCTGTCCCGGTCCGCCGCGGCCGACGCGGGCTCCAAGCAGATCTCCGTCGTCCCGTGGCTCGCCGAGACCGAGGTCGGCCTCGAGCTCCTTGGTCTCGACGAGCAGCAGATCTCGCGAGCTCTCGCTGACCGGCGCCGTGCGGCGGGTCGGGCGGTCATCGCCGCCCTGCCCCCGGTGAACGCGGCGGCTCCCGCGGCCGTTCAGGCTGATGCCGTCACCGCTTGAGTCTCAGGCAGCGCTCCGCCGGCTGACGTATCAGGCCGATCAGACCGTGCGGGCGTTGCTCGCTGGCCTCACCGGTACACCGGAACAGATCCTTGCGCAGCTGCTCGAGGCGATGCCTGAACTGATCTCGTACTTCTCGGATGGGTCGGCCGCTCTCGCAGCGGACCTGTTCGACGATCTGCGTGACATGGCGGACACGCGGCGGTTGTTCCGTGCGGATCCTGTCGTCCTCGATCGGACGGTGAAGATCCGGAACGCGGTGGCGTGGGCGGTGACGCCGGACGAGAACTCGTCGGTCACGTCGGTGCAGAAGCTCGCGTCGATCGCGAAGACGGAAGTGGCGCGGCCCTACCGGGACACGATCACCCTCAACTCGCGGCGTGACCCGGACTCTGTCGGGTGGGCGCGTGTCGCGGGCGACTCGTGCGGGTTCTGCAGGCTCCTCGCCTCACGAGGGGCCGTGTACAAGCGGGACACGGCGCTGTTCGCGTCGCACGAGAACTGTGACTGCACAGCCCGCCCCGCGTTCTACGGCGACCCCGGGCCCGAGGCGTCGGTAATGCAGTACATGGCATCGAAGCGGTCCAAGACTCCCGCCCAGCGGGCAGCACTCCGGGACTACATCGCGGGGAACTTCCCAGATTGAGGTGGACGTGAACGCTGAGGATCTTGCCGAGGAGTTCAGGCGGAGTGCAGTGCACGTGTTCGGCACGTTCACCGGTCACATTCCCGTGTCGCGCCGTCCGATTCCGCGCGGTCGTATGCGGCGTCCGGCATGGGCGGTGCGACAGAAGGCATGGCCCGGACGTTCGGTCCGCGTCCACCTGCGCGCCGACACCGCCGCTGTAGACGACTACCTCTACCGGCTGCGCCGACGCGCGCAGTAACGACTTCCACGGGGCTCCTGTGGCCGTACGCGACGGATTCGCGGTCTATGTGCGACGGCACGGAAACGGGGTACCAACCATGTCTGACACCACGACGACCGAAGGCGAAAGCACGGTCACCGAGGGCCAGCAGCAGGAACAGCAGGACCGGACGTTCACGCAGGCCGAAGTCGATCAGATGATCGCGGCCCGCGCGGAAAGGATCGCGAAGCAGAAGTACCCGGACTACGAGGATCTCAAGTCGAAGGCGGGCCAGACGGCCACCGCCGAGGAACGGCTCGCGAACCTCGAGAAGGAACTCACGTCCACCCGGACCGAGGCCCTTCGCGCACGGGTCGCGGCACGCTTCGGGATCTCCACGGAAGGCAAGGACGGCGAACCGTCCGACGCCGACCTGTTCCTCACCGGTACCGACGAGTCGACTCTCACCGCTCAGGCACAGCGCCTCGCGGCACGACAGGTCGATTCCAAGAAGCAGGGCAACACCGCACCCAAGGAGGGTGCGACCAAATCCACGGGCACGGGAGACGGTGACCTTCGCGAGTTCGCGAACAGCCTCTTCCGCCAGCCCGAATAGACGAAAGGCAAGACAATGGCATCATTCGGTACCGGATCGCTCACGATCCCCAAGCAGAAGCTCGACCCCTGGCTCGGTGCGATCCGCAGCGGCTCGGCTGTCGCTGAACTGTCGGCTCAGACGCCGATGACGTTCGGCGAGGGCGAGTCCTGGTCGTTCAGCATCGGTGAGGCCGAGTACGTCGCGGAGGGCGCCCAGAAGGGTGCCTCCACGGTCACGGCCACCACGAAGCCGATCAAGCCGTTCAAGTTCCACAAGACCCTCCGCTTCAACGAGGAGGTCATGTGGGCCGACGAGGACCGGCGCCTCGAGGTGATCGACGAGATCCTGGAGCTCATCCAGCCGGCGCTCTCCCGCGCGCTCGACTTCGGCGTGTTCCACGAGATCAACCCGGCTTCGGGTGCGGTCGTCGCCGCGATGAACGGTGGCCTCACGGACACGACCAACGTGGTCGAGTACGTCGCGGCCAACAAGCCGTACGTGTCGCTCGACGCGGCCGACGACCTGGTGCTCGCCGACGGCTTCGTGCCGCGCGACGTCGCCCTCGCGCCCAGCTACGCCGCGAAGTTCTCGGCCCTCCGCGGGACGAACTCCGAGCAGAAGCTCTACCCGAACTTCCGCCTCGGGGTGGAGACGAGCGAGCTCGACGGTCACCGCGCGTCCGTGTCCAACACGGTCAGCGGCACCGGCGTCCTCGCGGTCGACACGAAGGTGCTCGGGTTCGTCGGAGACTTCTCCGCGATCCGCTGGGGCATCCAGAAGTCGATCGGGCTCGAGCTGATCCAGTACGGCGACCCGGACGGTTCCGGCGACCTCAAGCGGAACAACCAGGTCGCGTTCCGCGCGGAGGTCGTCTACGGCTGGGGCATCGCGGACCTCAACGCGTTCGCCAAGATCCACGACCTGGTCTGATCGTGGCTCGCCTGCGTCACGTCACGTCGGGGGCGGTCGTCTCCGTCGCTGACGAGAAGGTCGAGCGGCTCGGCTCGGAGTGGGAACCCCTCGACGAGAAGCCGAAGACCGCCAAGAAGCCGGCCGCAAAGCCGGCGTCCAAGTAGCCCAGGGAGGGGTGTGGGATGGCCATTGAAACAACGATCACGCCGGAGCGTATCGCCGTGGCGTTGGGTCAGCCCACACCCCCAGCGGGGCTGCTGATCGAGGCCCAGTGGGAGTCGATGATCGGTGACGTTCTCATGTTCATCCGCGACCGTGCGGAGAAGCTGAACGTCACCGACATCGACACCGCCAAGGTCGACTTCGTCGTCCGGGAAGTTGTCGTCGACCAGATCAAGCGACGCGACACCGACGTGGACGCGGAGTTCCCCGACAACTACCGATTCCGCACCGTCGCCGACTGGTGGCCGCTGCTGGGTCTCACCGACCGGGGCGGGGCGTACGCCGTCGACATGCTCGGCACCTACTCCGCGCACCTCCCGTGGTGCTCGTCCATGTTCGGTGCCCTCTACTGCTCGTGCGGTGTCGACATCGCCGGCTACCCCATCTTCGAGGGCGGGGGCGTATGAGCGTCATCAAAGACCTCGTCGAACAGTTTGAGACTGACTGGCCGACGATCCCCGAGCTCTCCGACGTGTGGGTCAAAGCCACCCAGGGAGAGCTCAAAGCCTTCACGAAAGTGACGGTCATCGTCTCCCAGCAGACCATCGGCCCGTTCCCTCAGGCGCCGAACTCGCACCGCACCGTCGGTGTGACTCTCGAGGTCGTCAGTCCGCTCGCCGACATCGACTCCGCAGCCGAGGAACTCGAAGGGGTCATCCCCGCGATCCTCGACTACCTCGACCCGAGGTTCCCCCAACCGACCGCCGAAGCGTTCCTCTACGGGCCGCAGTTCGCCTACCGCATCCCCATCGCAGTCATCGCCAAGAAGGAGTCCTGACCATGGCATTCCAGCCCATCATCCTCACCGATGTCGTACTGACCGTCGAAGCCGACAACTACGAGGCGGAGGTGTCGCGCGTGGAGTTCGTACCCACGGCGAGCATCGTCACGTGGAAGGGCCTGACCCCCAGCAGCCAGCACAACTTCCCCACCGCGGCGTCGTGGGTGCTGAACCTCGACTACGCCCAGGACTGGGCGTCGACGGACTCGCTGTCCCGCTACCTCTTCGACAACGAGGGCGAGCTCAAGGCTGTCACGTTCAAGCCCAAGAAGCCCGCCTCCGGCACCGCCCCCACCTGGAGCGCCGACGTCTACGTGACGCCCGGTGCGATCGGTGGCGCCGTCGACACGGTCGCCGTCGCGTCCGTGTCTCTCGGTGTGTCGGGTCGCCCGGTTCCCACCGTCGCGTAATGGTCGGCCTGGTCGAGGTCGACTCCAAGCAACTGCTGGGTGCCGCACGGCGCCTGCGGGCGCTCGGCGGGAACCTCGACACCGAGATCCGCGAAGGCGGGGAACGGATCGGCCCGGAGTGGAAGCGTCTCGTCTCGGCGAACGCCTCCACGACCATCGAGAAGCGCCTCATCTCGAACGGTGCCCGTCTCGTCGCGTCCGCCAACGGTGTGCGCCTCGAGACGTCCGGCGGGCGTGTCAGGAACGGCCTCAACACGGCCGACCACGGCGGACCGGTCGAATTCGGCGTGAAGCGCGGCAAGAAGTCGACCTACGAGCGGCGGTCGAAGCGCGGCGGCTCGCACACCGTGACCCGGGTGACGACGAACGGCCTCAAGCCGTTCAAGAAGTCCGGGCACGTGTTCACCCCTGCGGTGAAAGCGATCGTGCCGAAGCTGTCGAAGGCATGGACCGAAGAGATCAGCGACGCAGTCGAGGACGCTCTGAACGGAGGAGGGTGAGATGGCGACACTCTCCGTCGATATCAAGGCGAATGCGACACAGGCGCAGGCGCAGTTCGAGAAGCTCGGAACCTCGGTCGAGCAGGTCGGCGAGGACCTGCTCCGAATGGTCGACTCCGGGAAGCGTGCGGGCAAGTCGCAGGAGGATATCGCCCGCGACATCGCTAAGTCCTATGACGTGTCGATGGACAAGGCGACCGCAGCCGTCAAGAAGCTCAACGACGTCCTCGAAGATGCGGGCAAGGCGGGCAAGGACGCCGGCGACGATATCGAGCGTGGACTCGACGACGTCGGCGATTCGGCGAAGAAGGCCGGAGACAAGGCGGGAACGAACCTTCGCGACGGGCTCAAGAAGGGCACCAGCGAGGCGAAGGAAGAGATCGGCCAGTCCGGTCGTGAAGCTGCCGCATCGTTCTCGGGCGGGTTTGATGACGTGGCCGACTTCGTCCAGGAGTCCCTCGCGAACGCGCTGTCCGGGTTCGGACCCGCGGGCGCCGCGGCGGGTATCGCTCTGGCCGCTGTCGTCGGCTCGGTGCTCAACGATGCGGTGATGACGCAGGAGCGTCTCGCCGAGGCGCGTGAGCGTGCCGCCGACCTCGCCTCCACCCTGTACGACCAGAAGGGGCCCCTGCCCCTCGCGGACCGTGTCGACGAACTGTTCGACCTCCTCGCGACCGAGGCGGGTCCGCAAAACGGCATCCTCACGATGATCGACCAGTGGGTGGACTTCGGGTCCACCC